AAAAGATTATTTTCCTATGGTTGAAGCAGATCAATATGGGGATCATGCACTTAAGTATTTGATGCAAAGAGCAGCAAGAGAGAATGTTGATTACGTAGCCGTTGCCCCGTTTGATAAATTAAGTTTCCGTCAAGGCTACAAAGCTGGTAACGAAAGATTCTATGGCTATGCAAATGGTAAAGGTATCAATAAAAGTGGTACTTCAGTAATGCCTAACTTAATGAAAAGAGCTGCTAGATTATATGGATCTAAAGCAGGACCAACAAAAATATCGTTATCTGATCCATCAAAACCTTATAAAAGAATATCAACAGACAATTTTACGTATCCTGAAAAACATAAATTAGCAGGTAAAAAAATAAAAAGTACATACCATAGTGATGCTATAAATGTTAGTGATCCTGGAAAAGCAGGTGCTGGTTATACATTTATAGAACCCTCTAATCCTGCCTTGTATTTTGATGCATTTGCTATTAAAGTAAATCCACTAATGAGAGGTACACAAAAAACCTACAAGAAACTTGGTGGACTTGTAGTAGATATGTTTAAACCAATAAGGTACAATTAATTATGGCAATCGAAAAAGTAACAGAAGAGATCAAAGAAGAAGAAATTCAAGAACAACCTGAAGGTTTACCTGTAGACGTAACAGTTGAAGGTGAAGAAGAGATGGTTGAAGAAAGACCTCAAGATGAATTTAACGCAAATCTTGCTGAAGGTATGGACGAACGTACCCTTAAAGACATGGGTATGGAGCTTATCCAAGAATACAAAAAAGATAAGACTTCTAGAAAAGAATGGGAAGATGCATACATCAAAGGTTTAGATCTATTAGGAACTAAGTATCAAGAAGTTACAAAACCATTCAAAGGCGCATCTGGTGTCACTCATCCGTTGTTAGCTGAATCTGTTACGCAATTCCAAGCACAAGCTTATAAAGAATTAGTTCCAAGTGATGGTCCAGTCCGAACCCAAGTTGTAGGTGCAGTAACACCGGCCACCGAAGCCCAGGCAGATAGAGTCAAAGATTACATGAATTATTTGTTGATGGAGGAAATGGAGGACTACACAACTGACATGGATCAAATGTTATTTTATTTACCACTATCAGGATCTACATTCAAAAAGATTTATTTTGATGCAATGCTTGATAGACCTGTATCCAAATTTATTCCAGCAGAAGATTTAGTTGTTCCATACTATGCATCAGATTTAAAAGATTGTGAAAGAATTACTCACGTTATTAAAATGACAGCTAATGAAGTAACTAAAAAAATGGCTGCAGGATTCTACAGAGACATAGATCTAATAGATTCAAACAGTGAACCTGATCAAGTACAAAAGAAATTAAACGAGCTTGAAGGTATTAAGGGCACAGGATCAGATTATTTACATACCATTTTAGAAATGCATGTCGATCTAAACTTAGACGACTTTGAAGACTTTGATGACAAAGCTAAAAAAATTAAAATACCTTACATCGTAACTATTGATGAAGGTTCAGGAGAAGTTTTATCTATTTACAGAAACTACAGACCCGATGATCCAACGTATCAAAGAATAGAATACTTTGTTCATTACAAATTTTTACCTGGTTTAGGTTTCTATGGTTTTGGTTTAACTCATATGATTGGTGGTTTATCTCAAGCAGCAACACAATCACTAAGACAATTGATTGATGCAGGAACTTTAAAAAATTTACCTGCTGGATTTAAGTCTAGAGGTATGAGAGTTAGAGATGACGATCAACCAATACAACCTGGAGAGTTTAGAGATGTGGATGCACCTGGCGGAAACATCAGAGATCAGTTTTTTAATCTACCATTTACAGAGCCTTCACCAACTTTATACAACTTGATGGGTTTTGTAGTACAAGCAGGACAAAAATTTGCTGCTATAACAGACTCAAATATAGGAAATGATTTACAAAACAGAGCTGTTGGTACAACAATGGCGATGATGGAACGTGGTTCACGTGTAATGAGTGGTGTTCATAAGCGTTGTTACTATGCAATGAGATTAGAATTTAAAATTTTAGCAAGAATTTGTGGTGAATCTTTACCACCTGTATATCCATATGACGTTTATGGTGGTCCAAGAGAAATAAAACAGTTAGATTTTGACAACAGAGTAGATATTTTACCTGTTGCAGACCCAAATATTATGAGTATGGCTCAAAGAGTTACACTTGCACAGTCACAATTACAAATTGCACAGTCAAATCCTGCAATTCACAACATTCACGAAGCATATAGACGTGTTTATGAAGCATTAGGCACTAAACAAATTGAAGCTTTACTGAAACCACCACCAAAACAACCTGAACCACAAGATCCTGCAAAAGAAAATGCACGTGCTTTACAGATGAAGTTGTTGACAGCGTTTGAATTTCAAGATCATGATGCACACATTGCTGCTCACATGGCATTTATGGCGACACGTATGGTACAAATCAATCCACAAGTTTATGCATTGATGCAATCACACATATCTGATCACGTTTCATTCAAAGCAAAAGCAGAAGTTAGAGCTGTGATGATGGAAAATCCACAAATGCAACAGTTAGCACAGTCAGATCCTGAACAATTTAGTATCGCTTTCGAAGCAGAGGTTGCAAAAGCTGCTGCAAGAATTACACAAGAGCTTGCACAAACAGAAATGCAGGCAAATGCTGCTAAACAAGATCCGTTAGTTAGAATTAAACAACAAGAAATAGATTTAAGAGCTATGGATCTTCAAAGAAAAGCAGAGGAGACAAGATTTAAGGCGGATCAAGAAAATCAAAGAGCTGCACAACGTTTAGAATACGATTATGACAAGCTTGCTCAACAAGACCAACAATCTGATGATAGATTAGAGATAGCAGAAAGAAAACTTAACAAAAACTAAACTTTCTAAATGTTAGTTGAAAAAGAAAAGTTTTTAAATAATAATTTATGTGATTTTTTTATAAAATATCACAACGATAATACACATTTGCACGATCCTAAGCATGGAAATACTTCCATAGTATGTTGTGAAAAACAATCTTTGAATGGAAATATAGTTTTTAAAATTTTATTAAGAAAATTAAATTTTTTTGTGAATGAATATGTAAAAAATACTTTTTTAAATTATTCTCAAATAGTAAAATGGCCTACAGGAGAATATCAAGATGAACATATAGATTTTGATCATCATACTTTTACATCTATTTTATATTTAAATGATAATTTTGAAGGAGGACAGACTGTTGTTGGAGATAAAATAATAAAACCTAAAAAAGGAAAAATAATTTTTTTTAATGGTAATCAAATTAAACATAAAGTTTTACCAATAGAATCTGGGACTAGATATACTAATCCAACTTGGTATATAACACAAAAAGAGGAGGAAATTTTGAATGAACAAACGTAAAGGTTTGAGTGGGGGAGTAAAATCTGGGCCACCACCAAAAAAAGGACCTAACCCACAAGGAATTACAGTTAAGGATGCCAAAAGAGTCTTACGAAAACTTAAACGAAACAAATAAACTTCTTTTTCTAGCTGGATTGTTTGATGGCGAAGGAAGTTTTGGTGTTTGGGGTAAAGGTAATGGCAGGAAATCATTTCAATGTTCTGTTGAAATGTGCGATAAAGATTCAGTACAAAAATTTGCCGATTTTTTTGGTGGAAACGTAGTAAAACCAAGACTTAGAAAATCTCATTGGACACAGACATACAAATGGAAGCTCTCAGGTGGTAGGGCTTACGAATGTGTTGAGATGATGATAGAATATATGAGTTTACGAAGACAGGAGAAATACGAAAATGTGGTTCAGTGCACTTAAACTTGGATTAAACGCGGCAACGCATATCTATAAGAAGAAACAAGAAACAAAAATGAAAATGGCTGATGCACAGTTGATGCATGCAGATAAGATGGCCCGTGGGGAGAGCGAATACCAAGGAAAATTGTTAGAGGCCCGACAATCGGACTGGAAAGACGAGTTCGTGTTGATCGTGTTAACGCTCCCGATATTAGTGATTGCTTGGGGGGTCTTCTCGGACGATCCGGGTGCCGCTGCAAAAATAAAAGAATTTTTTGAACAGTTCCAACAGCTCCCGTCCTGGTTCACAAATCTTTGGATCCTTGTCGTGGCGAGCATTTATGGGATTAAGGGAACTCAAATATTTAAGGGCAAGAAATGAATTTAATTAGAGATTTACAAAAAGCAAAAAAAGAAAGACTGTTAAAGGATTCAGCAGTGGCTCAACTTCGTAAAAGAAGCAAAGACTCACAGTCTAGACCTAAAGCAGAAAAAAATATATTATCTACAGATAAAAGGATGCAACAGATATGACAAAATTATGCCCAAGAGGAAAAGCTGCTGCAAAGCGAAAGTTTAAAGTTTACCCGTCCGCATATGCGAATGCATACGCTAGTAAAATTTGTGCAGGTAAAATAAAAGATCCATCAGGAGTTAAGAGAAAAGATTTTAGAGGACCAAAACCATCAGGTGCTAAAGTTGGTATGGCTGTTGATGCAGGATCACGATCAGGAATGGGTAGATTACAAAAGTCAGGACTGATGAAAGCAAAAAAAGGAAAAGCAATAGCTATTATGATTGCTGTCGGTAAACCAAAGAAAGCAAACACAGGTGAGTTTATTGAACGTCCAATACCAAAGATGAGAAGAATAAAATCTAACAAACCTCCAAATTATAGCACTGAATTTTTAAAAAAGAAAAAAGCTTATGATATTTTATCGAATGATGGACAAAATAAAGTTTCTGTAAATCCGCCTGTACCAAGAAAAAGAAAAAAAACTAGTATCTATACAAAACCAGATTATGAATACATGAAAAAGAAAAAGGCTTATGATATTCTTACAGATCAAAACAGACCACAACGACCATCACGACCTATAAAAAAATCCAGAGGTGGTGATGCTACAATAAAAAAAGTAATTAAAGGATTACACAAAGCATCAGCTCTTCATAAGGGACAGGCAAAATCTTTACAAACTGTTGTTAAAAAAGCAAGCAAAGGTAAAATAATGCAAGTAGCAAACAAATTAGAAAAAGCATCAAAAGCACATGCAGGTCAAGCTAAAACTTTAAGATCAATTAAAGTTAGAGGTGGTGGTATGGCAGTACAAGGAATGAATTTTAAAGGTGTCTATTAATGTACAAGAGAGGTACTTGTTGGGAAGGCTATG